GGCGCTCGATGGGCCATTGCTCGACCTTATCGGCTGGGTTGGTCTTTTTGGTCACTGCTTGCTCCTGTGGATAACTTTGCCTGACATTTTCCCATGCTTGCGGCATGGAAGTGCGCCGCATCGGAAGGGAACTGGGAACACACCTAAAGGTGTGTGTTCCGTTCCGTTCCCTTTTTCCGCTGTTTTGCCCCGGGAACGGAATTCCGTTTTTTTCCGTTCCGTTCCGTTGTTCCCTTGTCTTGCCTGTGGATAAGTCTGTGGATAACTCATGATCAGCGCTCCGACTTTCTGATCAACATGGCGCTTGCCTGAGCATCATCTACGACCACCCATCCGTGCTCGAACGCCTCAATGATCTCGGCCACGAGCATGTCTGCGATGGGTTTTCCGATGGCGCTGGGCTTGATGTAGACCTTGGCTGATGCCTCGCTGACGTCCATCTTCTGGATCAGGTAGTCGATCATTGCTGACCGACTGAGGTATGGCTGACCATTGCGTACTTCGGCACCGGACGCCCACCAGGCGTTCTCGAAGGTCTTGCGATGGCTGTCGATCTTGCTGTCCTTTTTGGTGGATGACGCTGGCGCTTGTGCCTCAACGACAACAGCCGATGTGACTGGCTGATCGTCCTCGTCCAACCATCCTGGGATGGTGACTTGCTGCAACTCAACGTGGACTGTCTGTGCCAGTTCGGCGTCCTTGGACTTGCGCTGGACGATCTGCATGGGCACGCCGTCCTTGCCTGGGACGATGCTGATCTCGATGTCCAATGCTCCGCGCCAGGCGCTGGATCCGCGTGCTCTGTGCTGCGCTTCTTCTGATACTCCCGTGTGGTGCACCAATATCACGCTGCATTGAAACTCGTTCATCAAGCTGTTGCAGGCATCCAGCATGGTTTTTGCATCCTGGGCGCTGTTTTCGTCGCCTGCCAAAAATCTGTGCAGCGTATCGACCACAATGATTTTTGGTTTATTTGGCAGCAATCTAATTTGCTCGACAACCTTGAGATAACCAGCGGATGTATTGAGGTCGCATCCATCCTTGGAAAGCCACATTGATAGTCGATTGATATTGTGGTTATGTTTCCATGCGGCAATTCGACTTCTCAGGCCGTGGTGACCTTCTCCAGCAAGATAAACGACATTGCCGTGGCGGACCTTTTGGCCGCACCACTCTGGCATACCGCTTGCCATGCGCAAGCACCAGTCGAGCACAACGAAGGTTTTGCCGCCACCTGATGGTCCGTGAACCATGATCAGCGCATGATCCTGAACCCATCGCTTGACAAGCCATGATATGGGTGCTGGCTGGGACGAGAAATCATCGGCTGGAATCAGCCAGTCGTCATCAGGTGGGAGCAGCAACCCAGCAAGATCATTGCCCGCGGCCTTGTAGTCGTTGGCATCGCCTTGGGTTGGTGGCATGACCATGCGTGCGCCGAACTTGGCCGATGCTTGTTCTGCATAACGTTGACCGACGCCTGAAGCGTCGTTGTCGGCCACGATCACGATGTCTTGTGTCGCGCCGTACATCTCGCGCAGGGTGCCGGTGACGGGGACCAGATTGCTGGCGCTGTAGGCCACCACGACGGGCCTGGCGGTTGTCTCGTGGATGGTGGCAGCGGTGGCGAAGCCTTCGGCAACGTAGAGCGTGCCCGGATCGTCCATCGTACCAATCATCCAGAACTTGCCGCCTGTCTGGCCGCCTGGATGGTAGAGCTTGCCGCCGTCGTGGCTGATGTACTGGAGCGTGGAAATGGTGCCGTCTCGGTCGAACAGCGGCACGACCAGTCGGCCATCACCCGTGACCCTTGCGCCATGCACGCCGATGCCTTTGCGCTGGAGGTATGGGTGATCAGGATGCGCGGCCTGGGCTGCTGACCATATCGCATCGACCGTATCGCTGACCACCTCGCGCTGGCGCTCAATGGCTGCGTCACGTGCAGCACGTGCCTCGGCCATGCGCCTGGCGTGCGCCATTTCCTCGGCGGCTGTTGGCTTGCGACCAACATCAGCACGCCAGGTGACCTCAACGCCTGATCGCCAGCATCCGAACCGTCCTGCCGGGATGCCATCACCGAAGACCACGTACCAGCCTGGCTTGTCGCCTGCTTTGCCTTCGCCTTTGGTGCCTGACTTGAACCGATGCAGCTTGCCATCCAGCACCACGTGATCAGGTGGCTCAAGGCCCGCCTGCCGCATCGCGTGCAGTAGCTGCGCCTCCGGTGTCTCGATGATCTTTTCGGGTGGTGGTGACCAGGGGCCACCGAGGATGCTTGTCAGGTCAGCCATGTTGTCTATAGCCCTGCTGGCCCATCAGATAGTCGGACAAGGCCTGAAGTGTCGAATATTTTGGGTCGCACTTCGGATCGTCTCGAATGCTCAGAATGGTGTTGATGTGCAACCCAGTGGCCTTGGCGACGAAGGTCGGACGTCGATCCTTCAGGGCCTTCCTGATCTGTTCAAGGGTAAGCATGTTGTCCTTCAGTCATAAATTTTCACGCTAGGGTGTTGCACTCTAACGCAAGACCGCTTATGATGCAACCACTGCGCACCCGGATGTCCCGACCGCGCAGGCAACCGAAGGAGCCAACATGGCAATCAACATCCGCCGCACAGGCGGTCTCACGGCAAGCGGTGTGAAGCTGCTTGTGTACGGGCAGGCAGGAGCTGGCAAGACCTCGCTCATCAAGACGCTGCCAGCGCCAATCGTTCTCAGTGCCGAGGGCGGCCTGCTGTCCATCCAAGACGCTGACCTGCCTTTCATCGAGATCAGCGACATGGAGACGCTGCGGGAAGCCTGGAAGTGGCTTTCCGAAAGCGCCGAAGCCAAGGAGTATCAATCGGTCGCGCTGGACTCGATCAGCGAGATTGCCGAGGTGGTCCTCAACGGTGAGAAGAAGGCCACCAAGGATCCGCGCCAGGCATACGGGGCCATGCAGGAGCAGATGGCCGACATCATCCGAGCCTTCCGCGACCTGCCTGGCCGCCATGTGTACATGAGCGCCAAGCTCGAGAAGACACAAGACGAGATGGGCCGGGTGCTGTATGCCCCGAGCATGCCTGGCAACAAGACTGGCCAGAGCCTGCCCTACTTCTTTGACGAGGTGCTGGCGCTGCGGGTGGAGAAGGATGCCGAAGGCAGCACGCAGCGTGCGCTGATGTGTGACTCGGACGGCCTTTGGCTTGCCAAGGACCGCAGCGGCAAGTTGGAAGGCTGGGAGGCTCCTGATCTGGGGGCCATCATCAACAAGATCGGAGCAGCACGATGACCGACATGAGCATGGAGCAGATGGCGCTTGAGTGGCTGATGCTCAAGGAAGCCGAGCGCAATGCGACCGAGCGCCGTCGTGCGCTGGAAGATGAGATGCGCCAGCGTGCGCGGATTGACGAGCAGAAGGAGGGCACAGAGAACATCACGCTGGAAGGCTACAAGGTCAAGGTTGTCAGCCGCATTGATCGCAAGGTCGATTCGGACAAGCTGCAAGAGATTGCAGCCGAGCACGGCCTGACTGAGCACCTCGGTACGCTGTTCAGGTGGAAACCTGAGATCAGCATGACAGCGTGGAAGGCAGCAGACGCAAGCATCACCGGCCCACTGGCCGGAGCAATCACGGCCAAGCCTGGCCGCCCATCATTCACCATCGAAGCTATTTGAGGACACCGACATGGCACAACTTGGACAAACCTTTGACGTCAACGAACTTCCGCAAGGCAACGGCGGGAACTACGATCCGCTGCCTCCTGGCTGGTACACGGCCAGCATCAACCAGGCCGAACTGAAGCCGACCAAGGATGGCTCGGGTCAGTACATCAAGGTGCGATACGACATCACCGGACCGAGCCACCAAGGCCGCGTTGTGTTCGGCAACATCAACATCCGCAACGCGAGTGCCAAGGCCGAGGAGATTGGTCGGCAGCAGCTTGGCGAACTGATGCGGGCCATCGGTCTGCCTCGGGTGCAGGACACTGACCAGTTGATCGGTGCCAACCTTGGCATCAAGCTGGACATCCGAGCAGCCACCGAGCAGTATGCTGCGCAGAACGAGGTGCGCGGATTCAAGGCTGTGGATGGTGCGGTAGCACCTGCTGCCAAGCCTGCCTTTGGCGGTGCGACTGGCGTTGCGCCAGCACCCACCAAGGCCGCGCCTCCCTGGGCCAAGCGTTAAGGCAAAAAAACCCCCGGGGAGCCGCGAGGCTCGACCCGGGGTGCAACCTGAGGAGGAGACACAGTGAAAGGGCAACCATGAAGCTACCCGAGCCGAATCATAGCATCCAGAGCCTGATTGACAGGCACCACGAATCCAAATCAGAACCGCCGCGTCCGCACATGGGTGCGAGCATGCTGGGCCACCCATGCGACAGGTGGTTGTGGCTGTCGTTCAGGTGGGCCGTGCAGCCGCAACATCCTGGACGCATCCTGCGTTTGTTCCGAAGGGGTCAGAACGAGGAAGCAACCATCGTCAGCGACCTGCGGGCCATCGGTATGGATGTGCGCAGCACTGGCAGCGCTCAGAGCCGCGTGGATCTTGGATGCCACGTATCGGGCAGCCTGGACGCAATCATTGAGTCAGGCGTGCCTGAAGCGCCGAAGACTCGGCACATTGCCGAGTTCAAGACGCACTCCAAGAAGTCCTTTGACGATCTGGAAAAGCAAGGCGTTGAGAAGTCCAAGCCGCAGCACTTTGTGCAGATGCAGATTTACATGCACGGCACGGGGATTGAGCGTGCGCTGTACGTGGCAGTCTGCAAGGACGATGACCGCATCTACACCGAGCGGGTGAAATACGACCCGGAGCGTGCCGAAAAGGCCATTGAGCGTGGCCGCCGCCTAGCCTTGGATGACCGCATGCCGCCGCCGATCAGCACAGACCCATCTTGGTATCAGTGCAAGTTTTGCGACGCGCACGAGTTCTGCCACGGCAGCAAGACAACCCAGCATGTGAACTGCCGCACATGCGCACACAGCACGGCCACGCAGGACAGCACCTGGCGATGCGAGAGGCACGATGCCGATGGCATTCCTGTTGAGTTCCAGCGCGAGGCATGTGAGTCGCATGTGCTGCATCCTGACTTGGTGCCTTGGCAGCGCAAGGACGGCCTTGATGACTGGACAGCGATCTACGTCATAGAAGGCCACGACGTTGCCAATGGCGAGCCTGATGCGCACATCTACACGAGCCGCGAGATCCTGGCCAATCCGAAGGCGTGTGCTCTGAATGACGAACTTGAGGATTGGCGGACAGCGTTTCCTTCTGCGAGGGTTGTCGGATGATGCTGCGTGAATACCAACAGCGAACCATCGACCAGCTGTATGCGTGGTTCGAGGCAGGCCATGCAGGCAATCCCTGCCTTGTGCTGCCGACTGGAGCAGGTAAAAGCCATGTGGTTGCGTATCTGTGCAAGGACGCTCTACAAAATTGGCCTGACACTCGCGTGCTTGTTTTGAGCCATGTAAAGGAGATTCTTGAACAGAACGCAGAGAAGATGCGCCAGCACTGGACAGGCGCTCCGATGGGCATCTACAGCGCCAGCATTGGAAAGAAGCAACTCGGTGAGCCGATCACCTTTGCTGGCATACAGTCCATCCGCAAGAAGGCCAAGCTGATTGGCCACGTGGATCTGGTGATCATTGACGAGTGCCACCTCGTCAACCACAAGGAAGAAGGTGGCTATCGTGACTTCCTGGCCGATCTCAAGGCCATCAATCCTGCGCTGCGGGTTGTGGGTCTTACGGCCACGCCTTACCGCCTTGGGCACGGCCTGATCACCGACAAGCCTGCGCTGTTCGATGCGCTGCTTGAGCCTGTCAGCATTGAGGAACTGGTCTACAAGGGATTCTTGGCCACGCTACGCAGCAAGGTCACCAAGGCCAAGCTGGACACCTCGGGTGTGCACAAGCGAGGCGGTGAGTTCATCGAGTCTGAGCTTCAGGCCGCCGTGGACACCGACGACAACAACCAGCGCGTAGTGCGCGAGGTCATTGAGTTGGCTGGCGACCGCAAGGCTTGGCTTGTGTTCTGTGCTGGTGTTCAGCATGCGCAGCACGTGGCCGAAGTCCTGCGCCAGCACGGGGTGCCAGCCGACTGCGTGACGGGAGAAACGCCGAAGAAGGAACGCGAGCGTCTGTTGGCCGAGTTCAAGGCAGGTCGGCTGCGTGCGTTGACCAATGCCAATGTGCTGACTACTGGATTTGATGCGCCTGACATTGATCTGATCGCCATGCTGCGGCCTACGATGAGCGCAAGCCTGTACGTGCAGATGGCAGGCCGTGGCATGCGAACGGCACCCGGCAAGACTGACTGCCTTGTGCTGGACTTTGCAGGCGTGGTGGCCACGCATGGACCGATCACCGCCGTGCAGCCGCCGAAAAAGGGCGGTGACGGCAATGGCGAGTCACCCGTGAAGGTGTGCGACAACTGCGGCGAACTGTGCCACCTGTCGGCCAAGGAATGTCCGCATTGCTTGACGCCGTTCCCAGTGTCTGAGCGCAGGGAACTGACCTTGCGCGATGACGACATCATGGGCCTGGATGGCCAGGAGATGCCCGTGGCGTCATGGATGTGGCGCGTGCATACCAGCAGAACAAGCGGCAAGCGAATGCTGGCAGCGACCTACTACGGCGAAGGCTTGAGCGGTGCTGCGGTGACGGAGTACCTGCCTGTGCTGCATGACGGCTATGCGGGTCAGAAGGCCATGCGCCAGCTCGTGCAGGTGGCCGATGCCGCGGGTGCCTACCTAGCAGGCGCATCGGGTCTTGAGCAGGATGCAGCGCTGGATCACCTGGCCGCACAACTGCGCATGTCCAAGCCACCGAAGACCATCGAGTACCGCATGGACGGTAAGTTCCACCGAGTCATTAAAAGGATTTGGGCATGACAGCACGAGCAGTGCCGACTGAGCACTATGAGCAGCGCGAACTGGTGAGATGGTTTCGGATGACGTTTCCAGGGGTGTTGCTGATGGCCATACCAAACGGAGGGGCCAGATCGGCTGCGACCGCGGGCAGACTCAAGGCCGAGGGAGTGCTGGCTGGGGTGCCTGATCTGTTCGTGCCGGCCTGGCGACTGTGGATTGAGATGAAGCGCACCAAGGGAGGCGTTGTCAGCGGGGACCAGAAGAAGATCATCAGTGCCCTGCGCGATGCTGGCTATGAGGTGCTGATCTGCCGAGGCTTTGCCGATGCGCAAGAACAGATCAGCGAGCACGTGAAAAAAAGTTGAGGCAGGGGCTTGCATCCACTACATTCCGATGTATGATTCTTCCATCGCAACGTAGATAGGAGCAGACGAAATGAACAAGCAAGAACTCGACAAGCTGGTTGACGAGATCCACGAAGTGTCGATTGGCCATCGCGGCTGGGTCTCGCTGACCAAGGCCCGCGCCAAGCTGATCGGCATCAGCCACGAGCTTCTGCTCGGTTGCGCCAAGGTCTACGGCCTTGAGTGCGAGCCGCACGGTCGCATGGGCTGGACCGGCACGCTGCCAGCCTAAACCAACCAGCCCCAGGGAAACCTGGGGCAAACAGGAGCAAACAACATGGCCTACATCTTCGAGACTCAAGCATGCAGCCGCTGCGGCGGATCTGGCAAGTACAGCTACAACCAGATCGACGGCGACCGCTGCTACGGCTGCGCAGGCGCCGGCGTCACGTTGACCAAGCGCGGCAAAGCGGCTGCGCATTTCCTCGCAGAGTCGCAGCACAAGCCGCTGTCCGAAATCAAGCCCGGCATGTTCTTGTGGGACGACACCTACGGCTACAAGCCCAAGTGGCTGCCAATCCTCAGCATCAGCCAAGGCGGGGCCTACTGCGAGGTCGGCGGTGTGAGGCACTACTACACGCACCTTGAGACCAAGCGCTGCCAACTTGGCGTGCTGCCCGACTCCAAGGTGCGCGTGATTGCCGACGAGACCGAGCGGCAGGCGCTGGTGGCAGCTGCGCTGGCCTACCAAGCCACCCTGACCAAGACCGGCAAGCCGATGAAGCGACTGTTACCTGATGAAAATCTTGCAGCAGCCTAAACCCTGGCCCTTCCCGGCCAGGCTGCTGGACTACCCCAGCATGCCGCCGGGAGTCAGGCCACCGCCCAAGTACACACCACCGCCGCCAGACGCACCTGCGGCACTGTTTTGAGGCACGGCACACAAGCATTCATCAACGGTCGTAGTAGGCGTTTGCAGCAGGATTAGGCCCCTGCACGTGCCGTGCCTCATCCCATCACTTCAAGGAGAGCATCATGGAAGGAACACGAATCGGCCCAGCCGACATCCTGGCAGCCGTTGCACTCGGCATCGCCTTCGGGCTGCTGATTGCTTGGGGGATCTAATGACAGCCATCATCACAGCAGCCA